GCAGCCGAAGCTGGGGGCGTGTTGCCGCCAGTTGAAAGCTATTGGGCCTTGGCAGAGGATGAGGCAAAGCCAGATTTCAAGAGGCACACTAGGGGCTACTTGCTACACGACACTGAGCCTGTCGGCCCAATGACTGAGGACAGTGGGCCATATGGTGGCTGGGTAAATTATTTGATTATGAAAGATATCCCACAATCTGTTTGGCAGACTTGGGATGAGGGCAACCGCCAGAAGATGGTGATTTGCCGTAAAGAGCAATTACCGCAAACGAGAGAATGGCGCAACGCTTGGCGCATCTCTGACGACCTTAACCTAGCGGCTTAGAGGAGTGACCCTATGGCTGTAACAGCTTATATTGCGGACAAGGATGGGAATCAGGTTGAGGCATCCACCGCAACCGTTCCATCAGACCGCAACTTTCGCGATGCGTGGGTGCTTAACGGCACAGTCATCTCAGAGGATTTGACCAAAGCAAAAGAAATCTTTGCTGATAAAGTGCGTGAGGCTAGAGGGCCACTGCTTGAGGCTCTCGACACTGACTATATGAAAGCCCTTGAGACAAGCTCAGACACCACAGCAATCGTGGCAGCAAAGCAAGCCCTGCGCGACGCTCCGGCTGCTGGTGACAGCGCGACAACCATTGCCGAACTGAAGGCTGCTTGGCCATCAGTGTGTGGTGACAGCCCTTATTAATAGGTGAGCCTAATGCCAGAGGACCAGAAAATCATAGTTGACGTTGCCGCTGGCACAGGAACTGCTGCTGCGTTTATGGATATGGCACCGAACGCAGTGGCACTGGTCACAGGCATTTGGGTCATCATCCGAATCTGGGAAACCGACACCGTCAAAAAGTTAACGCGGCGCGGCTGATGTGGTCGCGGCGTTTTTTCTTGTTGTGATGATCGGGCTTGGCGATGGACAACGGGACCGCAGTCCCGGCTGGCACTTCAGGTCGATGGACTCTTGTCTATACATAAGCCGTGGAATCCACCGCCAAGCACCCAAGCTCATAACGACCTACTGCTTGCCAGTCAATGTGCCGGAAGGGACAAAGATTTATGATTGACCCGATCAGCGCAGCGGCCACGGCGTCAGCCGCATTTACCACCCTCCAGCGCGGCTTTCAGGTTGCCCGCTCCATCGAAGATATGGCGGGCGATCTGTCACGCTGGATGGGCGCACTGAGTGATCTGGATCAGGCCGAGCGCGAGGCAAAGAACCCGCCGATATTCAAGAAGCTGTTCTCAGGCCAGTCGGTTGAGGCAGAGGCGATGGCCACGTTTGCGGCGAAAAGCAAGGCGGAGGAGCAACGCGCACAGCTAAAGCAATACATCCAATATACGATGGGCCAGAGCAAGTGGGACCAACTGGTGAAAATGGAGGGCCAGATTCGGAAGACCCGCCAAGAGACCATTTACCGACAGCGCGAAAGGCGGCGCAAATTTGTTGAGATTGTGTCGATAATACTGGCGGTTGCCACTGGCGTGGGTTTACTTATACTCTTGGCTTTGTGGCTTAAAGGGGTGACGCAATAATATGTCAACAAAGACAGGGCTGGCTGGTGAGTACCTGACTGCCGCAGTGATCCTCGAGCAAGAGGGCTGGCAGGTGTCGATGGCACAACAGGATGGAATTGATCTTGTGGCCTTCAAGGATGGCAAATTTGTGACGGTTCAAGTGAAGACCGCCACACTGCGAACACCGACGGACAGATGCACACCGTCTTACCATTTTAATCTGGCGTCAGGCCGTCACCAAAAAATAGTCAAACGAGGCGTATATGATATCCTTGCTTGTTGCGCTGCCACCGACAGGCGGGTCTGGTTTCAGGCGCAATGCTGCGTCAACCAACTCACGATGCGTAAAAGCTCCGCGTTTTTCTCTAAGCCGGACCTTGAGGCTGACACTTGGCAACGTGCCGTGCAAATTGTTATGGAGGGCAGACGATGAGCAAACTGGTTGAGATGATTAAATCGCACGAGGGTGTGGTCAAACACGCCTACGCTGACAGCCGGGGATATTTGACCATTGGCGTGGGCCGTCTGATCGACAAGACGCTGGGCGGGGGTCTCAGTGATGACGAGGTCGATTACCTGCTGGCCAACGATATTCAGCGATGTCAGGCAGAGGCTGACACATATGAGTGGTTTGCAGGGCTTAACGAACCGCGTCAGGGGGTGATTATTAGCTTGCTGTTCAATCTGGGCAAGCCGCGCTTTGACGGCTTCAAGGCCACTCAGGCGGCGATTGCGGAGGGTGACTACGCGGCAGCGGCGGAAGAAATGCTGGACAGCAAGTGGGCGATGCAAGTGGGTAAACGCGCCGAAGATATGGCGGCGATGATGTTTAGCGGAGAGTGGTGATGAGCAAGACGTTACTTGAATATAAGATTATCCCGCGCCTTATGATGCTGGCGTTCACGCTGATGGCGTGGGATGTTTGCGATTGGTTTATGGGCCTTGGCCCAGACGCGACCACGCAGCAGACAGCATTTGTCAGCACGATTGTCGGCGCAGCCACTGGCGCGTTTGCGGTATGGGTCGGGAGTGAAGGCAAATGATAGCGGCACTCATTCCGGCAGTCAGCGGCATCCTCGACAAGTTTGTAGAGGACAAAGACCAGAAGGCAAAGCTGGCCCACACGCTGGCGACAATGGCAGACGAACACGCCCAGCAGCTTGCTCTGGCGCAGATAGAGGTGCTGAAGGCAGATGCCAAGGGCAACTGGTTTCAGGCAAGCTGGCGGCCCCTCATTGGCTGGATATCCGGCCTATCCTTGGGCATCAACTATATGGTTTCACCAATATGCGCTGGCTTTGGCATAACCGTTCCACAAGCCGACATGAGTGTAATGATGCCGCTGATGTTTGGGATGCTTGGCATCGGCGGTATGCGCTCATTTGACAAGTCAAAAAAGACCGACACCAAATAGGAAGGTTATCAACATGACCACTCAAGTATTTTTATCTGAAGGTACTGGAAACCTGTTCAACCTAGATGTGTCGCGTGGGTTTATCGCGGGCCACACGCCTGTCTATAAATTTGGTTACAACCCAGATATAAACGGCACCGAAGAGACAATCTGGGAACAGGGTGGCATATATTCATACCCCGCGACCGCTGCCGCGCTCTATGTGTCCTCATCTAGCGCCACCGACTCGAATGGCGGCACTGGTGCCAACAGCGTGTTCCTGCAAGGCTTGGATGCGAATTACAATTAGGTCACAGAGACCGTTAACTTGAACGGTCAGACGCAGGTTCAGACAGCCAACTCATACATCAGAATATATAGGGCTTACGTCGTCTTGGCTGGCTCTGGTGGTGTTGCCGCTGGAACAATATACGTCGGGACATCTGGTGCCACTGGCGGTGTCCCAAACGGCACAATCTATGCGTCAATAGCTCCCACGCACGGTCAAACCGAAATGGCTATCTACACGGTCCCAGCGGGTCACACTCTGTACCTTGACGACATCAACTTTACGTCTGCGGTGAGCTTGGCGAACTCATACATTCGCGCTCGATTTATGACCCGTCTGTTTGGGTCTAATGTGTTCAGAGAGCAGACACGGATCGTCCTGCAATCTAACACTTACATTTTTAAGTTTGAATATCCTTTGGCGATCCCTGAGAAGACCGACATAGAGGCTCGCGCTCAGTCAGTGGGATCGAACAACAACCAGATATCGGCGACGTGGCAGGGCGTCCTCATCAAGAACGACATCCAGATATAAAAAGACCCCCGGCGTCGCAGTGCTAAACCTGACCAGCCGGGGGTTAGTTTGGGAGGAAACGCGAAAACATATTCGCAATAAATCTTAGCTATCTTCTGGCCTGTCCACAACCCCCATTCCCTCACACTCTGGACACTCTGCCATTCGCTCTTCATAGTAGCCGCCACGCATGTAGTCGATGCAAGCAAACTCCTGTGGGTATTCGCCCTGACCGTGACAGTCAGGGCATGTAATTGGGTCGATCATAGCACAGTAATCCCACGGTGGGCCTTCGGGTCGATCTTTATGTGGCCCTTGGCATCAAGCTGCCTCATCAGCGCGTAGGCGGCGGTTGGCGACCTGCCCGTCTTCTTGGCCAACTCTCTGACAGTCGGGGCATACCCATAGCGCCGGATGTGGCGTGACAGGGTTGCGAGCATCGTGTGCTGCTTTGAGGTCAACGGCTTCACGATTTCACCGCCTTGAGCGTCAAGGTCTTCTGGCGCATTACACTCTCAGGCTTTGCAGCCACAGTCTTGGCTGGCTGCGCCCTGACGCGGCGCATCGGCCACTTGATATAGTAACTAGTGCCGTCAACTGTGACACTACCCTCCTCATGATTACCGAGTATTTCCTTGAGGCCCGCCTCTGCTATGTCTATCTGAAGCTCTGCGGCCTTTTTATCCGCCTTCCCCTGAACCAGCATATCAGCGTAAAACTCACCGTCCTCAATATTGTTAAGGTCGATGGGTGGTGCCCCGTCGTCAACACGACCCCACGCCACATTGCCGTCTTCAGATGTGTAGACTGGATACCAGTCGTGGTCGCGCTTGCGGCGCTCGAACTCATGCACCGCGTCGGT